AAGAGTCCTGTTAATTTTCTACCGGAAGGACCACAATTTTCGTATTATGGTTCATGTTCTGGAGCGGTTACATCTAGGTCTGATGTTAGGCGTACACCAATATCTCAATATGTGACGGAAGTTACAGGCGTTGAGAATATTTGGGGTGCTCCTAAAATGAAGCCCGAATGGTATGGCTGGCAGTTGGCGATGGCTAATGCTAGCGAACCAGGTGAACCTTTTCCACATAAGTTATTGAATATAGCTATTCACGATTACAAAACACCATTAATTAAATTGGTGAATAAGTTAAAGTGGAAAGTTGTACCATTAACAGATATGGAAAATGTTAACGGCATACCAGGTTGTAGATTCGTGGATGCAATTAATTTTAAGACATCTATTGGATACCCTTTGAAGGGGCCTAAGTCAAGGTACGTTATAGACTTAGAACCTACGGAAGAGGGGCTTCCACAGAGAATGTTTACGCAAGAAATTATGGATGAAATTGAAAGAGTTTTAGGCTTTTACAAGTGCGGACAACGTGCTTATACAATAGCCAAGGCTTGTAAGAAAGATGAAGCGTTACCTGTTGCTAAGGGAAAGTGCAGGATATTTTATGGTAATCCAATAGCTCTCACATTTTTAGTGAGAAGATATTATTTACCAGTTATACGTTTCCTTCAAATGAATCCATTAATTTCTGAGTGTGCAGTCGGAATTAATTGTCATGGTCCGGAATGGGAGGAATTTTACGAACATGTTATGACATTTGGTGATAAAAGGTTATTTGGCGGAGATTACAGTAAGTATGACCAAAAATTACCTTCACAATTGTTAATAGCTTCGTTGCGTATTTTAATTGACTTGGCGGAAGTCATGGGCTATAGTCAGGAAGATAGAGATATCATGAGTGCTATGGCTGGTGATATTGTGTATTCACTAATAGCTTTTAATGGCGATTTAGTGGGTTTGCAATCAGGCACACATATTTCAGGAAATTCATTAACAGTGATATTGAATGGAATTTGTGGTAGTTTGAATTTGCGAGCTTATTTTTATACACAGTATTCATCAGACATAGCATTTCGTGATGCTGCTAAGATGATGACGTATGGCGACGATAACATTGGATCTGTTTCAGAAAAATATCCTAAGTTTAATATTAAAGGATGTTCAGAATTTTTAGGAAAG